TAATTGCTTTACCTGTAGTCTCTGATAATACTTGCATCAATTCATCTACACGATTGTTTTTAAGATTTAATGTTTCACCACTATCCGTTTTCATATGTCCACATGTTATTTGATGTAACCGCATTAGTTGTGTAAGCACGTTAACGGCTGTTAGTGATTCGCCTTTTAGTATAGTCATGGCGTTAGTTTTCATCTCCTGGTACGCTGTCATTTGTTCATCAGTTAACTCTATTTCACGTTTAACAAATGTTTTTTCAGGTAAATCAAGGCAATCTTTTTTAAGAATACGGTAAGAATGTGGCGATACAAGTTGTCCTAACTGAGCTAAATTTTTAAATTTAACTACTTTTTGATATTTGTGTGTGCCACCAGCTGCGTTAGCTGTGATAACTACTGCATACCTAGTTCTAAATGCATAAAAACTTTGTTGACCTAATATTTCTGGATCAAGAAAATCCATCTGTGACCACAGATCCATAGGAGATTGTGTCACTGGTGATCCTGTAAGTATTCTTCTATACTTTGCTTCTTTACCAAGCCCTAATATATTTTTAGTTCTTTTAGCTTGTGGATTTTTTATTGTAGTGCTTTCATCTATTATCATCATAGATTTACCAATCAAAAATATTCTAGCAAATTCTACGCCTTTTTTTGTTGACAAAGCTTCTACATTCATAACCATTATTTTAAATCTAAAATCATTTAAATCTTTTATGTTTTTTAATTGTTGTTTGTATTCTGCACTTGTTGATTGTTTCCATGCTACTACATTTTTTTCTATGTAATCAGGCATGTGTGTAGGTATTTCTTGATCTACCCAATTCATGTATGTGCCTTTTGGTGCAATAATTAATGCTCTGTCAATCTTACCTTTGTTATATAATATGCAAGCATTGTCTAATGCAATTTTAGTTTTACCTGTACCCATCTCTGCAAAGATAGCAAATGCTTCTTTATTCCAGCATTTTTTTAGCGCATCTTTTTGATGCTCATAAGGCTCAGTTTTAAATTTGTACATTTTTATTTCTAATGTTGACTTTATATATAACATGATCTATATGAGAATCAAGAAATAAAATTATGACAGTTTACGTACTACAAGAAATGGGTAGAAACATTAGGTCGGCCGAAAAGTTTGGTGATCTAAAAGTATTACTACCAGATAACAAACAGATAGTTTTATCTTCTGGACCACTTACTCATAAGTTAAAAAAAGAGTTATCCACATTTAATGATGATGACTATTTGCTTTTGATTGGTGACCCTGCTATTATTGCGTTAGCTGGCGCGGTTGTCAGTGATGTTAATAGAGGCAGGTTTAAAGTGCTGAAGTGGGATCGTGATGAAAAACGATACTACGATATAGAAATAGATTTGAGAGGTTAATATGACAAGTTTAGATCCAAAAGATTTACTTACCCAAATGCAGCAAGATTCGGGGGCCACGGCCCAGGACAACATGGGTAAAATAGGTGCTGTTGCAAATGATGTAGCAGATACTGATCAAGAGATTGCTAATTTAGAAGAGCAACTTAAAAAGAAAAAAGATTATAAAAAACATTTAGCAGAAAATGTTCTACCTAACTTATTTGCAGAAGTAGGTTTGTCTGAATTAAAATTGGCAGATGGTAGACACTTAAAAGTTTCCAACTATTATGGTGCTTCAATCAAAGAAGCTAAGAAAGAAGCAGCTTTTAGTTGGCTAAGAGACAATGGATTTGGTGATTTAATAAAGAACCAAGTTTCTTGTAGCTTTGGAAGGAATGAAGATGAGAAAGCTAAGTCGTTGATAGATACTTTGTCCGAGAAAGGTTATCAATCAATGCAACGTGAATGGGTCGAACCTTCCACCCTTCGCGCATTCATACGAGAGCAGCATGAAGCAGGTAAGGAATTACCTATGGATTTGTTAGGGGCTTTCGTAGGACAAAAAACAACGATAAAAGAATAATAGGAGAAAAGGCCATGGCAAAAGCACAGGCAGTCGCTACTAAAGCGGCAAAATTAGATCTAGCAGTTCTTGCTAGTGATTCAAAAGATGCAAGCGGTTTTGGTAATCTTGACATGTCAAGAGATATCGCAATCCCTTACATCAACATACTACAATCTAATAGTCCACAACTTAATCCATCAAAAGCGGAATATGTTGAAGGGGCTAAAGTTGGACAGTTTTATAACACTGTCTCACAAGAAGTCAGTGACTCACTAAATGTGATTCCTGTTCTTTACCAACTACGATACGTAGAATGGAAACCACGTGAGCAAGGTGGAGGATTCGTAGAATCTCATCACGCTGATAGTGGTGTCTTAAGTAAAACTAAACGTGATCAAATGACGTTTAAGGACACATTACCTAACGGTAATTACATTGCTACAACTGCATATCACTATGTCTTAGTACAAGACAAAGGTGGCGTGTGGTCTCAAGCTGTTATTAGCATGACATCTACTCAATTAAAAAAGAGCAGACGTTGGAACAGTTTAATGTTAACTCAAAAAGTTAGTGGTCCATCGGGAAGTTTTACTCCACCAACATATGCTATGATTTATAAACTTACTACAGTTAGTGAGTCTAATGATCGTGGTAGTTGGTTTGGGTATCAAGTTGAGAAAGCAGGTCAAGTTGAGGACGCTGGTATTTATAATGAAGCAAAATCATTTTCAACCGCAGCATCAAGAGGAGATGTCGAAGCTAAACCTACTGTCGAGGGTGAGCCTATAAAAGAGGCGCCACAATCTAACAATACAGAAAGCAACGAAGACGTACCGTTTTAGGTAAGTCTTCTACTATACTGGAGGTTTAGTGGAAAGATTCAAATCTATATTTGAAGGCTTAGACGTGGCTTATGGTCAGCACCAATCCCAAGGGAAACGTGCTGACGGTAAGCAAGAAGGTAAGTCTTACATTGTAAAACAAGAAGTTAGAGATGATTTGTGGACAGAGCATCTTAATGGAAATGGTCCTTCTTTAGGAATCATTCCTATTATGGCTGATAACACAGTCCGATGGGGATGTATTGATATTGATACATATCCAATTGATTATAAAAAAATAATAAATAGTATTAGAAATTTACAGTTGCCACTGGTGCCATGCAGATCCAAAAGTGGAGGCATGCATATATTTTTATTTCTTAAAAACCCAGTATCCGCCAGATTAGTACGAGAGAAATTACGAGAGGTTGCATCTGGTCTCGGATATTCCGCTGTAGAAGTATTCCCCAAGCAATCAACCATACTAATAGAAAAAGGAGATCTAGGTAATTTCCTAAATCTTCCATATTATAATTCCAAAAGTACAACGAGATACGCCTATAAAGATGATGGAACCGCAGCTACATTGCCAGAGTTCTACACCTTATACGATAAATACGTTGTAGAAGAAATAGACAAAGTTGCAATTCAAGTATCTAATGAAGTTATAAAGGATGGTCCACCTTGTTTACAACAATTGTGTAGTCAAGGATTTCCAGAAGGTACACGTAATAATGGTTTGTTTAACATAGGTGTGTATTTACGAAAGTTTGATCCAGATAATTGGAAAACATTATTAGAAAAATATAACCAAGATTATATGACGCCGCCATTGTCAGCATCAGAAGTTGTGACAGTGCAAAAACAATTAGAGAAGAAAGAATATAGTTATAGATGTAAAGAACCACCAATAAATTCTTACTGCAATGCTAAAGTATGCAGTGGTAGAAAACACGGCATAGGTGGTAATGGATCATCACTAGAGTTTAGTGCACTTACCAAATTAGAAACAGATCCACCAGTATGGTTTTTGGATGTTGGTGACTCTAGAATGGAATTACAAACAGAAGAGCTGCAAATACAAACTAAATTTCAAAAGAAATGTATGAATAGTTTGAATCATATGCCTGCTCTTGTAAAACAGTCAGTGTGGCAGGAAATTATAGAGAGACTTATGGTCAATCTTAATACTATTCCTGTTTCTGATGATGGGTCATTGGCCGGTCAGTTTGAGGCTCACCTCCAGGAGTTTTGTACTGATCGTGCCCAGGCTCTAAATCGTGATGAGTTATTATTACGTAAACCATGGACCGAAGATGGTATCACATGGTTTAGGTTAAAAGATCTACAGGATTATCTTACACGCAACAAGTTTACATATTTTAATACAGGTCAGCTTGTACAAGCGTTAAGACATCTAAAAGGTAAGAGTGAGAAATATAATTTAAAAGGTAGAACAGTAAGAGTGTGGGGTGTGCCTGCATATCAACAACAAGATTCTGCATTCGATATAAAGGAGGTTGATGGTGCACCATTCTAAAACTAAAATAATACTTGGCCCTCCAGGCACAGGTAAAACACATAACTTATTAAACTTAGTAGAAGAAGAATTAGCCAAGGGTACTCCACCTGATCGCATAGCTTTTTTAGCATTTACCAAGAAAGCGGCAACCGAGGCTCGTGACCGGGCAATGAAGAAGTTTAATTTAGAAGAGCAACACCTTCCATATTTTAGAACTTTACATTCATTTGCTTTCAATCAATTAGGGCTGACAAAGTCAGAGGTAATGTCGCGTGATAACTATAAAGAATTTGCACAAACATTTGGTATGGATTTAGGATCTGTTGCTGATGGCGCAGATTCTGGTGGTGTAGTAACAACAGATAATATTTTAATTAATGAAATAAATTTAGCACGTATGAAATGTATGGATTTAGAACATCATTACAATGAATCTAATTTACAAGATATGTCTTGGCATTCACTCTTACGTGCACAAAGATCATTAGAAGAATTTAAAAAGAAAAAAGAGGTGTTTGATTTTACCGACATGATTGAATTGTATTTAGATTCTGGTCCAATACCAAAATTAGAAGTAGTGTTTGTAGATGAAGCACAAGATTTATGTAAATTACAATGGCGAATGATAGATAAAATAACACAAAATGCAAGAAAGGTTTACATTAGTGGAGACGATGATCAAGCTATATATAACTGGGCAGGCGCTGATGTTAAACATTTTATTCAATTGCCAGGTGAAGTAGAAACACTAAAACAGTCTTTTCGCTGTTCTTCTGTTATTCAAAATTTATCTAATAGAATAATCAGTAGAGTTAAGTTTAGAAGAGATAAGCAATGGAAAGGAACAAGCAGAGAAGGTGCGGTTCAATATCATACTTATCCAGAAAGTGTTAATTTACGTGACGATGGTAGTTGGTTAGTTATGGCTAGAACTAATTATATGTTAGACGAGATAGAAAGAGACATACGTTTACAAGGTATGTTGTATAAAAGAAACAATAAATTACCTATATCAGCTAAACTTTTAAATGCAGTAGAAGCTTGGAAGAAATTAAACAGTGGTGAAATTGTACCTCTTGTAGATATAAAAGACATATACTCATACATGTCAAGTCAGATAGGTATAGAAAGAGGTCATAAGACTCTTAAAATGGCTGACAAAGAACAATACGAGTTAGAAGAATTAGTCATGCATCACGGATTACTAATGGGTGGTAGACCGTGGGATGTAGCGTTTGATAAAGTTGGTAACAGAGATAAAGAATATTTAAGAGCCATAGAAGTAAGAGGGACAATATCAAAAACACCGAAAATAAATATTAGCACTATACATGGAGCTAAAGGTGGTGAAGCAGATAATGTAATGCTTCTTACAGACTTGTCTAGAAAATCACAAGAAGCTATGGAAAAAGATTCGGACGACGAATGCCGTGTGTTTTATGTAGGAGCAACACGTGCCAGAGAGAGTCTACATGTAGTACAACCACAAAGAGAAGGGGGATTCATAATATGAGTTTTAGTAGTGGAGTTGCTAGAATAAAAACTAGCATGACAAAAGAAGAAATACTAGCAAAGGCTAGTGACCTTGTTTCTAATGATAGAAACAAATCACATGGTGATGCATTTAATAATCATGCAGAGATAGCAGAGTTTTGGAATATATTTCTTGATAAGAAATTAAGGCCAATGGCTAATATCACAGCTGATGATGTAGCCATCATGATGATATTGTTAAAAATATCTAGACATACACAAGGTGAAAAAATTAACATGGATAACTTTGTTGATATGGCAGGTTATGCAGCAATAGCAGGAGAAATTAGTGACACAGGATCTTTTTAAGACAGTTACATCACAATGGGTTGCTCCTACGGAGTTCCCTCGTATAGAGGGACGCGTAGCGATTGATTTAGAAACATGTGATCCAGAATTAATTAAACATGGCCCAGGGTGGCCAACTAAGAGAGGTAAGGTGATTGGTATAGCTATGGCTACTGCATCATTTAAAGCTTACTACCCCATTGCACATGATGGTGGTGGTAACATGGATGAAGATAAAGTTGTAAAATATATAAAATCTATTTGTGAAGATGAATCAATAGAAAAAATATTTCACAATGCGCAGTATGATATAGGATGGTTATGGGCGTTGAATATAGAAGTTAAAGGCAGAGTGCATGACACAATGGTGGCAGCAGCTTTAATAGATGAGAATAGATATTCGTATACTCTTAATAGTATAGTGCATGAATATTTAGGCGAGTTTAAAAACGAGCAAAAACTAAGAGAAGCAGCAGAAGCATTTGGTGTAGATCCAAAATCAGAGATGTATAAATTACCGGCTATGTTTGTTGGTGAGTATGCTGAGGCTGATGCAGATCTTACATACAAGTTACATGAAAAACTATCTTGGGAAATTGTAAAAGATAATCTTACAACAGTGTATGATGTGGAATGTAAATTAATTCATGTTATTTTTAAAATGACACAACGTGGTGTTAGATTTGATGCTGAAAAATGTGATAAATTGGAGAGTAGATTCTACAACAAAGAAAAGAAGTTGATGAAAAGAGTTAAAGATTTAACTGGACTTGACATAGAAATATGGGCCGCAGCTTCTATTGCAAAAGCGTTTGATTCTATGAATTTACCTTATGAAAGAACAGAAAAAACAGATTCACCATCGTTTACAAAAATGTTTTTGACAGATCATCCTCATGAATTACCAAGATTAATAATGCAGGCACGTGAATTAAATAAGTTAAGAGGCACGTTTCTACAAGGGTTAATGAATTATACAGAGAATGGGAGAATACACGCACACATTAATCAAATTAGGTCTGATACTGGTGGCACTGTGTCTGGCCGTTTTTCTTATAATCATCCTAACTTACAGCAAGTGCCTAGTCGTGGCCAGTTTGCAAAAGATGTTAGAAAGTTGTTTATTCCTGAGATGGGTGAGTATTGGCTCAAAGCAGACTACTCGCAACAAGAACCAAGACTCTTGACACATTGGGCGTGCCTCGTGGACCAACCAGGTTCACATGATGTAAAAGAAGCTTATCAAAAGAAAGATTTAGACTTTCATCAACAAACAGCAGACATGGCAGGAGTGGATAGAAGATTAGCAAAAACAATTGGTCTAGGTGTTATGTATGGCATGGGTTATAATAAGCTTGCACGTGAGTTAGATCTTGAGCCACAAGAGGCTAAAGAGATGTTAAAAGACTTCCGTGGTAAAGTTCCTTTTATGCAAGGTATGCTTGAAGCTGTTATGAATCGTGCTAATTCTAAAGGCGTAATTAGAACTTTATTAGGTCGTAAGTGTAGATTTGATTTATGGGAACCTACGTCCTGGGGTGTACACAAACCATTACCTTTGAATCAAGCTAAAGTAGAATATGGTGATGCCATTAAAAGATATGGTACATATAAAGCTTTAAATAGATTGATACAGGGTTCTGCTGCTGATCAAACAAAGAAAGCAATGGTTAATGTATATGATGAATTAGGTGTAATACCTCTTATACAAGTTCACGATGAGCTTGATTGTTCTGTTAAAGACGAAAGACAAGCTAATCAAATAAAAGAAGTCATGGAAACATGTGTAGATTTACAAGTACCTTCAAAAGTAGACGTAGATCTTGGAGAAAGTTGGGGTGATAAATGACCTATGCTAGAGCTAGGCAAGAAAGATATGTTAATACAAAGAAAGGAAAAGCTGCTGCGTCACGATCTAAGTTAAATCATCAAAACAAACTTAGATCAACAGAAGAAGGTAGAATTAAATTAAGATATAGAAAAATCAAATGTGAGCATGGCAAAGATGTGGCAGATTGGTGGTTAAAACAAAAGCCAATTTGCTTTATTTGTGGCAAAGATGTGATCTATGAAAAAGCACCTTCAAGGAAGAAAGGTAGGAGTAATCTTAAAGAATTAGTTATTGATCATAACCATAATATAAAAAAATTTATACCTAGACACATGTTGTGTCAACGTCACAACCTTGCATATGGTATGTTCGATGAAAATATAGAACAATTAAAAAGAGCAATAAAATACAAAAGGAGATATGGATGAGTTGGATATGTAAAACACTTCTTGTTTGTTTAAGCTTTAATCCAATTATGGATTATACAAATAATGACGAATTCATAGAACAAGTGCGAGCATGTGCTTTACATCTTAATTCTATGCATGTTGAAGCAGATCGTGTTCCAGTAGATCTTATAATTGCACAAGCAGTGCATGAATCTAATTGGGGTAAATCTAGGTTTGCACGAGAAGCAAATAACCTCCTTGGAATCCGCACATTTGACCCGTCAGATAATCAACTAAAGCCGCTTAATAATCCTAACACGACGTGGGGGCTTAGGATCTTTGAGACAAAGTGCGAATCCATTTCTTATTATATTGATTTATTAAACCATAATCATCATTATTATAAGTTTAGAAGCGAACGAATAACCCAGCATTTTAGCGATGAAATAGACTTAGAAGAATTAGCTATGACACTTGCAATATATGCTGAAGATGTATATTATACGCAAAAAATCATCAGAACAATTAGAGAACTAGAGGCCTATGACAGAGACTAAAAAACCCGGGTACCGTGACCAAGGCAAAGCCAGAGCTGGTAATGTCAAAAGTAATTTTGCAATTAATCCAGAACAAATGGAGTTTGAAAGAAGAAAAGTTCTTGAACAATTGTCTACAAAAGTTGATCAAAAGAGACTTAATAACATGGCTGCAGTTGCAGCTACGGTAGAGCCTAAATATTTTAAAACTACCAATTTAACAAAAGCAGGTAAGCCTGCAGAATATGATAGCACAGAAGGTAAAGGTGAACAACGTGAGCCTACTATGCGTATATTGTCATTAGGAGCTGGCGTACAATCGTCTTGTTTAGCTTTGATGGCACAAGAAGGATTAACAAAACATAAACCAGATTATATGATATTTGCTGACACTGGGTGGGAGCCTAAATTTGTGTATGAGCATGTAGAATATTTAAGAAAAGCTATAACGATTTGTCCGTTGATCACTGTAGAGAGAGGAAATATCCGTGAAGATCTGATCAAAGCAGCGAACCCAATACCAGGGTCTAGAGAAGAGGAAAAGTCGTTTGCTGGACGTGTGCCAAACCCACCGTTGTTTGCTGCACGTGAAGGTGGACGTGTGGGGATGCTTTATCGTCAGTGTACACATGATTATAAAGTTATCCCTATACAAAAGAAAATTAGAGAATTATTGGGTGTAAAACCTAGGCACAGAGTGCCTAAAGACATGATTGTGGAACAATGGATAGGTATATCTACAGATGAGGCTATGCGTATGAAAAACGCTAGATTGCCATGGTTGACATCACGTTGGCCATTAATAGAAATGGGCATGTCTCGTATGGATTGTCTTAACTGGTATAAAGACATAAAGAAACATCCTATGCCTGGTAAGTCATCATGTATTGGGTGTCCTTATCATCACAACGATCAATGGAAAAACATGCAAAAAAATTATCCAGAAGATTTTGCAGATGCTGTAGAGGTAGACAATTTAATTAGAAATGGGTTAAAAAACTCAGAAGCAAAGTTATATTTACATAAATCAGCTAAGCCTTTAGGAGACATAAATTTCTTAGAACCAAAAAAACAAGCGTCATTGTTTGGTGAAACATTTGATGAAGAATTTGCAGATGAATGCGAGGGACTTTGTGGAGTATGATAAAAGCAGCGTGCGCCCAGGACCAGAATTTAAATGCAGTGAATGTGGTAACTGGTTTAGTAGATTACTATACTGGTTAGACAAAAAATTTAACCCGGATCAAAAGTATAACTTAATATTCTTTTGTGGTCCAAAATGCGCGACGGAGAAATATGAGCGAAGTAATAAGTAAAATACCTATACAAGACACAAGATTGTTTTACAAACGCTGGAACAATTACGAAAACTTAAACAATTTATTAATAACAGAAATAGAGAAAGAACGAGGTAAAAATGCAGCTGGTATGATGGCTACTAATCCTGGTTGTTGGCGTAGTATGTTTAAATACGAATGTGAAAAAGAACTTATGAAACCAATAGGAATGATACTATCATCTTACATGGATCATTACTTTCCTAAAAAACCTATGGACGCAAGCATAACATATTGGACAAATGTAAATGAAACAGGAAGCAATAATATATTTCATTCTCATTACCGTGCAGATGCAGATATATCTGGTGTATATTATGTACAAGGATCTAATACAGGTTTAATTAGATTTGCTACACACGAGCAAATGTATCGCATGATTCCTAATCACATGCCACATGCTAACATGATAGCACACTCACCTAGCGATGGTGACATACTTTGTTTTCCATCTTATCTTTTACATGACGTAGACATAAATAGAAGCAACAGACAACGCATTACAATTGCGTTCAATGCAAAAATTAAGTTTAAAGAAGAATCAAATGTAATAAATATGCCAGATAGGGGTGAAAATGACAAAACATTGGAGAAATAATGAAGAAATGGCTGTTTGGGACCCTGGTCAAAAAACGGCTGTTTTCCGCCAAATAAAAAAGCTCATAATTGCCCGGTATCGGGCTTTAAGAGAGTGGGCTGTGTGTTTGTACCCGGGTAAAAGACTTAAATGAGGTGAAAATGAGAAAAATTTGGACAAAAGAAGAAATAGAAGAAGTAAAAGAATTAAAAAAGAAACATAGTGCATCACAGGTAGGAATATTATTTAACGTAAGTAAAAATTCTATTATAGGATTACTATATAAAGAAAAATTAAAAGATGGTTACGTGCCATCTCCTGATTCTAAATATATTGGAAGAAAAAATTTATGATACACGATAAATGTGGCACACCAGATTGTTGCGGTAAATGTGTCGTGATAAAAAATAAATTATATAGATATAAACAGATCTTAGATAACATAGATGGTGATCAAGAAAAGTATGTATGGATTATGGACTACGGTAAAAATTCTATACCTATGGAAAGTGATCATAAAATAAAATCATTTGAAGTTCAAGGTTGTCAGACACAGACTTGGTTAGTGCCGCACTTTGTTGAAGATAAAATGTATTTTACTGCAGACTCAGCTGCGCTTATATCTAAAGGTATGGTTAGTATGATAGCAGACGTGTACAGTGGCTCGAGCGCCCAGGACATTAATGATTTTGATCAGGATGAATTTGATATTTTAAATTTAAGTACGCTTTTAACGCCAGGTAGAAATAATGGTGTAAATGGTATGTTAAAAAAAATTAAAGATTATGCTAAGATGCACCTAAAGGATTCTCTAGCGCACGCTTAATCCTTTTATCTATTTTTTCTTCTAGTTCTGTTTGTGATTCTTTTATATCAGCTTCTAGTTTCTTCATGTCGTCTTCTATATCTTTAATAGTTATTTTTAATTCTTGTGCACTATCTCTAGAATCTTCTTTGGTTTGTTGTTCAACATCATTAACAATCTTCTCAACACGTCTTACGTCCTGCCGTAAATCATTCTTCAACTCATTGGCCACATCAGACACTAAACGGATTTCCGACATCATCATTTCCATTTCTTGCATTATCATTTCAACTTCTGTTTGTATGAGCTCTGTCTTGCTTGACATCTCTTCTTTTGTTAGCGCAATGTTCTTGTCAAATTCTGATAAATCTGGAGCTACATAACTTTGTATTTGTTCTTTCATGTTAAGATAGTCTTTGTAAAACTCAAAGCCACCCCACAATCCACCAGCTGCTGTGCTTAGAGCAGTCAATACTAGGAATATCTTTCCGCCACGAAACTTAATACCTGCTACCTCTAGTTCTGCCACTGACTCTCCTCTATTTGATTCATTAAACCGTCACTTCCAACAAATAAAAAGTAACCTGCCATATTGTTATCTTCTATCTTTGTATCAGGTATCATGAAGTCTGTAAAGAAATCTACCCTGTCCTGTAGCTGCTGTTGCGTATCAAAAAATGTTTTTGTATCACCTAAAACTTGCATAACTATCAATGTTTTAGTTTGATTTGTAGTGTCATACCTACCTTTATCACCCATTTTCTTGACAATTTTTTTAGCAGCCTTTTCTTTTTGTTCTTGTTTTTTTACAGGTTTCTCATTGTCTTTACTCTTATCGGTTTCACCCTTATCTTTTGGTTCTTCCATATCTTCTGACTTATCTTCATCTGCATCAGCCTCTGGTGCGCTATCTTTCGCCTCTGGCTCGTTAGCCACATCTTCTTTAGGCTCTTCATTAACTTCCTC